ATTTGTGGGGCAATAGTTCCAATAAAAATTATATACGTGTGTAATACTAGTGTGTTATATCTTAGATCATTATATAAACTAAGTAAACTATTAAAGGTATTACTATTATATATATATTTATTTATCATTTATTTATTTAATTAATTAGTTCGGCTTTTGCTCCATTGAAACTTATATAGTTAATTGATCTGTATCCTATACATTTATTTATTTATTTAATACAGTATCCCCGTAAGTCCTTATATTATTGAAGTTATAGAGATATAAAATATAAATTATAAGTTGTAACGTGCCTAAATGAAAACGACTTTTTCAACACAACAATTCTAACGTGAAATGGGTTAGGGGGGTAGTATGTGTGTAAAACAAAAGACACACACATACTGATATTTTTTTCTGAAATTTTTTAAAGTTTTTTGGATTACTTGCTAAGGCGGGTACTACTTTTACTAAGGCGGATACTATATATACTATAATTACTATATATACTATTACTACTATTAATACTACTATTACTATATTACTATATATATATTATATATATATTATATATACTACTATACTATATATACTACTATACTATATATACTATAGTACTATTATAAAAAACCAACCGCAAACTAAACTAGGATAATTAAATATATATTATTTAATATATTGTTGTCAAGTTTTATTAAATTAAAACATGGAAAGATATAAAACATTATACCAAAGGGCTATGATAGGTGATTTTAATATTGGCAATGTGTATGAAAACCTAGAGAGATGTCGTGAGATATCCGCAGAATTAAAAGTCATGGATATTATAGACCCCAGTAGCCGTCAAATCGGTTTATTATCTGAGCTGTTATATCGAATGAAGAATATGCCAGAGCTAGAAATTCTAGATATAAACATAATACAAGATCAGGAGCCGAATTAATTGGCACTAAGCCGTATGATTAAAGGGATAAAGCATTATGCTTACGAATCAGAAGCAGAGTTTCGTACTGCACATCCTAACACACCACTCATTACAGACTGGAAGAAAGCAGAAGAAAGAGATTGGTGTCTTGCGGATGATGGTAAGATAGTGCAAATACTTAAAAAAGGACAAGTGAAAGGGTTTAAAAAAGAAAACAACTATGTAAGAACCATTATAGGGATGTTTCATCTTAGAAGAAATGGTATGAAGTCTGGCACGGTTAAAGATGAGATGTACAGGTTTACAAAACGATCTGGATATGATGTAGTAACTCAGGGATTTTTAACTTTGTCAAAGAAAAACTTTGCTAAATATATTGCACATGGAATGGAACCTATAGAAGCATATAAAAAAGCTTTTCCAAATACGAAAAGCATAGATCATGCAGAACGAAGATCAACACTACTACTTAGAAACAAAACAGTGAGGCAAGCAGTGGATAAAGAAATAGAAAACTTAATGTCAGAAGTAGGTATTACAAAAAGATACTTACTGGAAAGCACTAAAGACGTTGTAGATAAAAAAGATGCAAAAGACAATGACAAGCTTAGAGCACTGGAGACACTGATGAAGATATCTGGTTTGCTATCTACAGAAAAGAAAGTAGATTCAGTGGCGTTAATACAAGAGTTCTCTGGATTCAGTAGAGACAAGCTCAAAGCATTTGAACAGGGTATATTACCAGAAACAAAGAAACAATTATCTGAATGAGCTTTAACATTACTCCACCACCATCAGAGATGGATAAAAGAGATGAGGTATTAGCAAAGGCATATAGCAACCTTATTTACTTTGGCAGGGCCTTTCTTCCTAACGACTTTCTAAAGAAATCAGAATCAGCACCGTTTCACTATGAAATGGCTCAAAAGATGATAGATACTGCGCCCGGTGCACGAATATGCAATATCATACCTCGTGGTCATGGAAAGTCTGTAGTAGCGAAAGCGGCTATCATGCATAAGCTATGCTTTGCACAAGAAGGAGATCAACATTTTATTGCGTGGGTATCGGAAGAACAGTCACAGGCAATAGATCATTTAAAATATATCCGTTCTCATTTTGAAAATAATAAAATGATAAAGTATTATTTTGGGAATATGGATGGTGGTAGTGCTGGAAAGCGTTGGACGGAAAAAGACTTGGTGACTCCTAAAGGAGACAGGGTCATATCCAAAGGGACATCACAAAGACTTAGGGGTAGAGCAGAGGTAGATGTGCGATACACTGGTATTGTCCTTGACGACTTTGAATCAGAATTAAACACAAAAACGCCAGAAAGGCGTGCAGACATCAAGAAGTGGATTGTATCCACAGTATACCCCGCCTTGGAAGAAACTCCGGGGAATGAAGGGTGGATATGGCTCTCTGGAACGATTGTACACTATGACTCTTATCTTCAAATGACGTATGATGGTTGGAAAAAAGCAAAGGAAGATAAGAGAGATTACCCTTGGGATGTAAATTTTTATAGGGCCATAGAAGATGGAAACCCATTATGGGAGTCTCAGTTCTCTAAAAAGAAATTAGAAGCAAAGAAACGGGAGTTTATTGAAGCTGGTTTGGTTAATAAGTTTGCTCAGGAGTATATGAATGACGCTCGTGATATTACCAATGCATCTTTTAAAATAGATAGACTACAGTATTATAACGGAAAAGTTGAATGTAATAATAAATTTAACTATCTTATAGACGGTGAAGATGCAATCCCAATCAATATCTACATGGGTGTTGACCTTGCGGCGACAGCTTCTGAGACTTCTGACTATCAAGTCATCCTTGTTATGGGCATTGATTCCAGTAATAATCGGTATGTCTTGGAGTATTTCCGTGAGCGAATACCTACATTTGATGTTCCCAAAGAAATTATACGTTTGGCGAACAAGTATTCACCGGTACGCAGGGTTACGATTGAAACAGTTGCGGCACAGGAGATGGTGCGGGATATGGTTACACGGCTTTCCGCAAAAGAAAAAAGACTTCTTCCGGGTATTTTTAAGGGAGTTAAGCCTCCGGCTAGAATCAAAAAACAAGATAGGTTGGAAACCAGTCTTGGCCCTATTGTCAATTCTAAGAAGTTATATATTCAAAGAGAAATGACAGAATTGGTAGATGAGTTTTTTGAACATCCAAAGCCAAGAAATGATGATGTAATGGATGCTTTGTATTACGCAGATTACTTTGCAAAGGCCCCCAAAAGCCAAAAGACATCTAGGGAAAACCTATTAAAAGAAGTAAATAATCCGGTAAAAAGAATACACACCAAAGCATATAACTGGATGACGGGTGCAAGGGTTTAAATGTATTGCACTATTACATCTTTTGTTGCTAAGATAAGATAGCTAAATACACACATGCCAAAGTATTCAAACAGATCAAAGGAAAGATTATCAACATGTGACCAAAGGTTACAAGATGTGTTTAATGAAGTAATTAAACATGTGGATTGTTCTGTTTTAGAAGGTCACAGAAGCAAGGAGAGGCAAAATAAATTATATGATGAAAAACGTACTAAGGTTAAGTATCCTAATGGCAGGCATAATTCTAACCCTTCTAAAGCCGTTGACGTTACCCCTTATCCTGTGGATTGGGAAGACAGAGAACGGCAAACGCTCTTTGCTGGGTTCGTGCTTGGCATTGCTAGGGGTATGGGCCATAAGCTAAGATGGGGTGGAGACTGGGATCAGGATTTTCAAGTAATGGACAATCGCTTCGATGATTTTCCACATTTTGAGATTAAAGAATGAAAGGGCCAACTACCGATACTAGATTAGGGCGAATACCAATAGGCTCTTTTATTTTTAGTGAGGGTACCAGTAAGACATATCCTTGGATGAAGCAGGTGGCAAGTATGTTTAGTGCAGATGCTAAGGATATGAGAAATAGCCAAAATGCAATACTAACAAATGGGGAAATCTATTTTCCACCAGATGCGGTGAAAGCAATAGGAGTAGACACATTGGAAGACATGAACAACAAACCAAAAGAAGGTGGTCATTCAGCTATTAACCGGATAATGGCAATGAACACCCTTAAACAATTAAAACCCATGTATGGTGGCGGAGAAGTGAAACCGGTACAGGGAGAGGGTTCATTGATGGGGATGCGATATGGTGGTATGGCTAAGAAAAAGAAAAAAATGATGAGTTATCAAGATGGTGGCCCGATTAGAGGAGCAAGTCCTTATTCTGCAAACATGACCCCTGAAGGAGAATTTCAACAAATAATGAGTGTTCCAGCATCGGAAGTTGGTGAAGGAGAGGGTTTAAGATTCTATTTAGGTGAGGCTGTTAAACCCCAGCTAGGGCTCGCAAGAAGAATTGCTCAAGATAGGGCAATGGTAAAAATGGCAACTACACCTCAAGACTCTATACCTGCGGCAATGATAGCTAATTATTTTTCTGAAGAACAACCTCAAGCTAAAAAACGTGGTTTGCGTGCTTTGTTAGGAATGCGAGAAGGTGGTGAAGTTATGTTACCACCTCAACCTGCGGATTCACTACAGATTGATGCTAGACAGGCAGACCCTTCTATGTATGAAGGAAGCGTCTTGGGCGTGGTGAATAAAGCATCTGAGTTGCAAGAGAGTATTAAACAAGATACTGTAAACAAGGCTAGAAAAACATTACAGCTAATGTCTCTTATAGACAGCCTTAAAGGTGCAGGAGGTGGTGTATCTTTAGATCACCCTTCAATAAATCCTATGCCTCAAGACACGGCAGATGCAATGCAAGCTAGAGACTTGATGGAGTTTTTTAAAATGCAACAGATGCAAAAAGTGCCAAGATAAATTTAATGGAACAAGACTCAAGGGCTAAATATAGTGAAGAGTTGTATCGTGAATGGCGAGACGCTCGTTCTGATTGGGATACGGAAGCCCGAAAAGACATTGACTTTTATTTGGGCAATCATTTTACAGATGATGAATCCGATGATTTAGCATCTAGGAATCAGGCAGATATCCCTATGGATCGCGTTTCTGCCGCTATTGAAAAATTCAAAGCAGTATTAACATCTAGACCCCCTGCTTTTACTATAACCCCAAGAGAAGATTCAGATGTTCAGGTTGCTACGTTATGGAGAACTATTCTTGGTTATGTGTGGCAAAAATCAGATGGAGACTGGCAAATGAAACAGGCCATACAGGATTATGCGACAACAGGGATGGGTTATTTGTATGCCTATATAGATTCCGAATCAGATTTTGGTAGAGGTGACGTTAAGTTTACCTATGTTGATCCGTTCAGAGTGTATGCTTCTCCCAGCTCACGTGATCGTTGGTTTGGCGACTCAGATGGTATTATCCTTTCCACCATCCTTACAGGTGAACAAGCCGTTGGCCTCTACCCAGAATTAGGAGATAGAGTTGACCCGATAACCGGTGAAGAAATTCCGGGTTTAATCCATGAAATATCTGGCTATAATAGCGATGAGGAGGATTATCCGTCTTCACAAAATAAAAACTCAATGAATATTTTTACTCCTGCCGAAGTAAAGGATAAAGACTATTACAAAGTAAAAAAATATAAAATTCTTGAAAGGTTTTATAAAATAAAGGTTCCGTATTATCGTGTAATTGATATGCAGAGCCAAGAAGAAAATATTCTTTCCCAAGAAGAATATATGATGTTTATAGAGGAAAATTCTGAGGCAATAGAAATTGGTGCTTTTACCGTTGTTGAAGTATTACAAACTCGTGTAAAAGTTTGTGCTACGATGGGTGAAGTTGTTCTTTATGAACAAGTATTAAATACAGATGAATATCCAATTATTCCTCTTCCAAATATTTGGACTGGTACCCCTTATCCAAAGTCTGATATTTCTAGGGCACGGCCTATGCAAAGATTGTTAAACAAATTATGGTCTTTAGCATTGTCTCACGCACAGGCTTCTGCCGGTTTAAAATTGTTAGTACCTTTGGGTAGTGTGGATGATATAGACCAGTTGGAAAAAGACTGGGCGAATCCAAATGCTGTTATAGAAGTAGACTCCTCCCAAGGTGAGCCGCACTACCCAGCTCCCCAACCTCTGGCTGGAGAGTTTTATAGACTGATACAGCAATCAGAGTTTTATATAGATTTTATTTTTGGACTTCCAGAAATGATGCATGGCTTTGCAGAAAAAGCACCGGAAACCATGAGAGCTACAGAAAGAATGATTGCATTAGGAAGCGAAAGACCCAAGTCTAAGCTTAGGGATATAGAGTTTAGTATTAATAAATTAGGTAAAGTCCTTTATAATTTATCTAAAGGTCATTATACTTATAAGAAAATTTTTCGTTTAGCACAGCCAAATAACAATATAACTGAGGTTATGGCAAATTTTTATACAGATGTTTCTGGAGCTGTGTTAGATTTAAAGAAAGAAAAACATGTGTTAGATCAACATGATATAAGAATTGAGCCGGGTTCCACAATGCCCTCAAATAAATATGCTGAACTAAATGTGTATTTAGAAGCATTTCAAATGGGAATAGTGGATCGGTATGAAGTATTAAAAAAGAATCCTGAATTGTTTGACAAAGAAGGCATTATGCGTAGGACAGAAGAAAAACAAATGTTACAACAGCAAGTGCAATCAATGCAGGAACAAATAAAGAATTTGCAGGGTGACTTGCAAACTGCCCAAAGAGAGTCTGTGAGCGATAGAAAAAGAGTCGAGGTTGAAAAGTTTAAATCTCGTCTTTCTGAAATTAATTCAGAATCTAAGGCTGACAGAAGGGTACAACGTGGAAAACTAGAAAACGAGGTGAAGCTTGAGGTGGAGAAATTGTCTAGCAATCTGAAAGATGTTCAGAGAAAAGTCAGTTCTACTCCAGAGGCCTAAAGACATCTAAGGAGAAACTATGTCAACACTAGAACAAGAGGATGTAAACGTTTTAGACAATCAGCCCATTGCTAATGAGCAAAGTGTGGAAGATATCATTAATGAACAAGCCGGCTTAGAAGAGCCTGCGAATACTCAAGAGGTGATAGAAGATTCAGCTACTTCAATTAATTACGAGGAAGAGGCAAAGAAGTTTCAATCAATGTATGATCGGTCACAAGCCGAAAATGCAAAATTGCAACAAGGTGCTCAAATCCTTCAATTATTGGAGCAGAGACCTGATCTTGTACAGTCACTTGAGGATGGTATAGCTAACCCGCCTTCTCAAAAGTCTAATGAGCCACCGGTCAATAAAGACGATTTTAATCCTTGGGATGCCTTTACAAATGACGATTCTGAATCAGGTCGGTATGTAAATAAAAAAATAAACAACACCGTAGATCAAATTGTTTCAGAAAGGTTAGCCCGTCAACAGCAACAGATGGAGAGTCAGATGCAGATGCAAAATACTGTGAATGAATTACGAGGAACCTATAAAATGTCAGATAATGATATTAATGATTTTTTACAGTTCACCACACAACCAAAAGAGCAGGTAGGTTTAAACAATCTAGTGAAACTTTGGCAAATGCAAAACGGCCAATCAGTTGCTAATAATGATACAATGGAAGCGGTTAACGCCGCAAAACAGGCTCCTAGAACTGCTGGTGTCTTACAGGGCCAGTCAGAACCAAATAAATCTGATGGTGAAAAAATGTGGGATAGTATAGTTAGGTCTGGGGGTAGAAATAACGTTTTATAACTAACTAGGAGAAAAAAATGGCTACTTATAATAGTGGGCAGGTAAAATTTGGTACTCCGGGTGCTGTTATTGATAGTACGATTCCATCACGTAGATTATATGATTTTAGTGATAGAGTAGCTGACTTAGCACCGGAAGAGTCTCCATTTTTTGTATACCTGTCAAAAGTAGGAAAAGTGCCGACTTCTGATTCTCAATTTAGATTTTTA